ACGGGAACCACGCCCAGATGTGAGTTATCAAGTTGGTGGAACGTATGGATTAATGACTAATCCTTATGATCCAAATGTGAATAACATCGATAATCAAGGTTATTCAACAGATGGTAGTAGACAGATTCAATGGGGATGGAACCCAGTGGGTGGAGCGAGTTATTTTGACAGTTATTTAACGCCAAATTCCTTGCTTCCTGTTATAACAATCGGTACAGTAACCATTACAACAACTTAGGAGTTTAAAATGGACAAAAAGCAAGTAACTAAGATTGCAGATAAAGAAGCAAAAAAAGAAGTTCATAAGCACGAACATCATATGCATCCAGGTGCAAAACCTACTAAAATGGCTAAAGGCGGTGTCACTGGCAAAGCTATGAAAGCTGTAGGTCGCAACATGGCTCGTGCTATGAATCAAAAATCTTCTGGAAGAGGTCGTTAATCATGGCATACGATAAATCCGTAAAAGCAACCAAAAAGAATAGCCCAGCTGTTCATACTGGTCATGCTAAATATGACAAACCAGCTTCTGACTATGCTGCTCCGCATACTATGTCTGGTAAAAAATACACAGTAGAGAGTTTCCAAGCGATGGAAGATGCTATTCCTTACGCTACAACCAAAGCTGCCAAAGATGTGGATATCAAAGATCCTATCCCAAATGGCGTAGGCTATGGTCAGGCTAAAGAAAAGACATCTGGTATTGAAATGCGTGGAGCTGGTGCAGCAACCAAAGGGCGTATGTCACGAGGCCCAATGGCTTAATTAACTAAAAGGAAAAACAGTGAAATTTGATTTAGAAAACAATGAAATTGACTTTATTTTAAATGTATTAGGTGAACTACCTACAAAGTCTGGCGCATTTATGTTGTTGCAAAAGTTAAATATTCAAAAAAGTATGCAAGGTAATCTTGCTGAAACTGAAGAAGCTAAAGCTGAATAATGAATTACGAGACGTTATATAACACAATCCAAGCATATGCTGAGAACACTGAACAGTTGTTCGTAGCAAATATTCCAGTCTTTGTGATGGAGGCTGAAGAGCGTATATATAACTCAGTTCAATTACCCTCACTACGCAAAAACGTAGTCGGTACCCTAACGACAGGTAATCAATATTTAGCTTTACCAACTGACTACCTGTCAACTTTTTCTCTTGCAGTTATTGATAGTTCTGGTAATTACACATTTTTACTTAACAAAGATGTTAACTTTTTAAGAGAAGCATACCCAACTACAGTAACTACAAGTGGTGTTCAACAAGGTACTCCACAAGGTCTTCCTAGATATTACAGTTTATTTGGGTCTCAAAATGGCTATAACGGTGCCAATATTGATGATTTAACATTTATGTTAGCACCAACCCCAGACTCAAATTACCAAGTAGAGATGCATTATTTCTACTATCCACCTACTATTGTGCAAGGTCAAATTGCTACGCTAGGTACTATTACTGGAGGCTCGTTATATACCAATGGCATATACCAAAATGTGCCACTAAGTTATGCTAATACTAGCCAAGTTAATAATTCAGGCGCAAACGCTACTGCTGATATTGTTATTTCTGGTGGTGCAGTAACTAGCGTAACACTTACTTTTGGTGGTAATTTTTACGCTGTAGGTGATATTTTGACCTGTACATCTTTAGGTTCTACTGGTTCTGGATTCTCAATCCCCGTTAGTGCTATATCTAATTCAACAGGTCGTAGCTGGCTTGGTGATAACTATGACCCTGTCCTTCTATATGGTGCTATGCGTGAAGCCATGATCTTTATGAAGGGCGAAGCCGATATGGTTAAGTACTACGAAGAAAAATACCAAGAAGCTATGCAACAGCTTAACCGTCTTGGTACTGGTCTGGAGCGTGGTGATGCATATCGTAACGGTCAGGCTCGTATTATGGTGAAACAATAATGCCTATAGTTCAATCTGCCTGTAATGTATTCCAGCAAAATTTACTCAATGGTAATGAAAACTTTACCAGTGGTAATTACTATATTGCTCTTTATAACGCAAACGCAAACTTAGATGCCACGACAGCTTCCTACACGACAGTAAATGAAGTTACTGGCACAGGTTATACGGCTGGAGGTCAGCCTTTGGTAATTTCTACGGCTCCAACAATCAACCAGCAATACAACACTACTTATGTATCTTTTGCTAATGCTGTTTGGAGTCCTGCGGCATTTACTTGTAGAGGTGCGTTGGTCTACAATTACACTACAAAAGCAGCTTGTTTTGTTTTGAATTTTGGGTCTGATAAGACTTGTAATAGTAGCTTTACCGTTCAATTTCCAGCAGCGACCAGTACGTCTGCTATTTTAACTGTTAGTAGCTATACGGCTGCTAATGTAATAAGTTCTGGCGATTAAGGAGCCTTTATGCATAAAGAATTAGGAAGCTGTGGCGATAGCGCTGTAGCAACATTACAAGCCAACGTAACTATTCCAGAAGGAATGACACAAGAAGGTAGTTTTTACGTTGAGTGTCGTGATAAAGACGGTAACCTCAAATGGACTGATGGCTTTCCAAACTTAGTTGTCGCTGTTGGTAAACAGTTGATGCTTGATACTTTGCTCAAAGGTTCAGCGTATACAGTAACAGGTCCATATCTTGGATTAACTAATGCTTCTTTAACACCAGCTGCAACAGACACAATGACTACTTTGGTTGGTGGCGGTAAAGAGTTTACTGCCTATACTGTTGGTGGCTCCGCAGTTCGTGGCACAGCGGTATTTGCCTCTTCTACATCTACTGGGTCAACTCCATCTAACGTAACTTCTTCTACTGCTACGGGTATTACTTACACTATTACTGGCTCTGGAGGTACAGTTTATGGTTGTTTCTTAGTATTGGGTTCTGGCGCAGTAAGTACCCAAAGTAATACAAGCGGTACTTTATATTCTGAAGGAAACTTTTCAGTTGCAAAAACAACAACGGCTGGTGATACGGTTACTGTAACTTATTCCACAACTGCTACAAGTTAAGGAGTCTTAAATGGCTCTAGTCGTTTATGACCGTGTCCAAGAGACTACGGCTACCACAGGAACAGGGTCAATAACCCTAGGCGGAGCCGTATCTGGATTTCAATCTTTTGCTGTTGTAGGTAACGGAAATACTACCTTCTACTGTATAGTTAACGGCTCTACATGGGAAGTAGGTATTGGTACATACTCAACTACTGGCCCTACATTAGCTAGAACTACTGTTCTTTCTAACTCATCTGGAAATACATCGCCAATTACACTATCTGGTTCGTCTAACGTATTTGTTACTTACCCATCTGAAAAATCTGTAAACCTTGACGCCTCTGGAAACGTTAGTGCTTTGGGTACTATTTCTTCTGGTACTTGGCAAGGTACTTTAATTAGTCCTACATATGGCGGTACAGGTGTTACTTCTTCTAGCGGAGCAAACTCAGTTGTATTGCGTGATGCTAATGCAAACGTAACTGCAAATAGCTTTACACCCGGTTGGACATCAACTGCAACTGCTGCTGGTACTACTACATTAACTGTAGCTTCTACTTATTACCAAAGATTTACTGGTACAACAACTCAGACTGCTGTACTACCAGCTGCTAATACAGTAGCCTTAGGTCAAGGTTATATTATTGATAACGACTCAACAGGTAACTTAACACTACAAGACGGTACACCTACAACTTTATTAACCATAGTACCCGGTATGGCAGGATTTATATTTTGCGAAAACAACGGGTCAGTTGCAGGTAGCTGGTCAGGTTATCAGTTTGTTCCGGGTACTGGTCCATCCGGTGCGGTTACTTGGGGTACTGCTGGCTTAGTAATGGGTGGTGGAACTATATCTAGTGCTACTTGGAACGGATCTACAGTTGGTGTTGCCTATGGCGGTACAGGCTTAACTTCATTTACCTCTGGTGGCGCAGTTTATGCAACATCTACTTCAGCTTTAACTACTGGTACGCTACCAATTGCTTCTGGTGGTACAAATTCTACTGCTACTCCTACGGCTGGTGGCGCTGGGTATGGAACAGGTACAGCCCATGCTTATACAGCAGCGGGTACGTCTGGTAATGCTCTTATTTCTGCTGGTGCTGGTGCTCCAGCTTTTGGTGCTTTGGCTATCGGTACAGCTAACGTAAACGTATCTGGTGCTTTAACTCCAACTAATGGCGGCACAGGTGTAGCTACACTTACAGGTGTTGCATATGGCAACGGAACATCATCTTTTACAGCGGCAACCTCTGCTCAGTTAACAACGGCTATGGGAGTAGCTAGTACCAGTACAAACGGATACTTGTCTTCTACTGATTGGAATACATTTAACGGTAAAGCACCAGGAGTTACATTTACAAGCACTTATGTTCCTTATGGTCAAGGCACAACAACCTTAAACCAAGCGTCAAATTTTACGTTTGATGGAACAACACAGTCTGCTCCAGTTCAAAAAGCAAGCCAAGGTTTCTTTGTCAATACAAATACTAATACATCATCCTATTCTCTTGCTTCTGGTTCTAATATGATGAGTGCTGGTCCATTTACAGTAGCTACAGGTACTACAGTCACCATTGCTACTGGTTCTCGCTGGGTGGTCGTGTAATGTTTGGAATTACAACATTTGCCCAGTCTCCATTTGCTGCTTTAGGCAACAACGCTTATGCTTTTACAATAGCTGAAAATTTTACTTCTGGGGATTTAAGTACACAGTTATCTACTTTTTTAGAAGCCCTTACAGAAGCTATAACGTCAGCAGATTCTAATACCCAGCTTTCTACGTTTTTAGAATCTATAACTGAGTCAATGTCCCAGATTTTGGATGTTCAAAGTGAGCAAGATAACTTTTTTGAAGGAATAGTAGAAGCCCTAACTCAAGCGGATTCTGAATCTATTTCTGCGCAATTTAAGTCTAGCATTACTGAGCCTATGATTATGGCTGAACTGCAATCTATTATTTCTGTGTTTTTTGAAGCTATTACAGAAAATTTTGGTGTATTAGATTCTAATACGCAAAGTTCAGCTTTTTTAGAAGCCTTAGTAGAAAATGTAACGCTTTTGGATAATTTAACTATACAAGCCGCTTTTTTAGAAGCTATTACTGAAAACTTTTATATGCTAGATTTGTTGGTTCAGCGTGGTTGGATAAAAATTAATGACAACGGTTCTGCTACATGGAATAATATTAATAATAGTGGCGGTGGCTCGTGGTCTCAAGTTAATAACGCTCAAAGCGCTGGCTGGTCACAAATTAATAATTTCCAAGGATAAATCATGCCATCACAATATACCCCCAGTTTAGAAATACAGCAAATGGGTAATGGAGAGGATTCCAATACTTGGGGAACTATTACTAATAATAACTGGCAGTACATGGAATATGCGGTTGCTGGAGTAGTTAATATTGCTATGTCCAATGCAAACCGCACATTGAATACTACCAATGGTTCTTCAAACGAATCTCGATACATGGTACTTAATGTTACGGGATCAAACTCAGCAGTCTATCAAGTAATTGCGCCATTACAGCCTAAGTTTTACATCATTAGCAATAATACTTCTGGTGGATACGCAATTCAAATTGCTGCTACTGGCGGTTCAACCGTTGTTACTATCCCCAGTGGGGCTACAGCGCAAGTATATTGTGATGGGTCTACTGGCTTTTTCTCTGCCCAGACTGGCTCTGCTGGCAACTTTTTGGTTAACGGTAATTTAACGGTTACGGGTTCTTCTACTGAAACTGGAAACTTATCTGCTGCGGGGGCTTTATCTGCTTATACAGCGGCTACGAGCACAGCATCATCCATATCAGGAACAACCCTAACGATTGGTGGTACGCTGACAGGCACATTCTTTGTCGGTCAAATTATTTCTGGTACAGGCGTTACTTCTGGCACTACTATTACTGCTCTTGGTTCTGGTACAGGTGGAGCTGGTACATATACAGTTAGTGTTTCCCAAACTGTTTCCTCTACGGCAATCAACGGTGCGGTTGGTGTTTCTTTAAATAATCCTTATATTCCAGGTCCTTTATCTGTTGGTGGTAATGCATCTATTACAGGAACACTTTCAGTTACTGGAACCTCAACCCTAGGCGGTAATACCGCCATTACAGGTACTCTTTCAACTACTGGGGATGGTACTTTTAGTGGCACTGGTCAAGTAAAACTGCCTGTAGGAACTACAGCCCAACGGTCAGCATTACCTTTAGCTGGCATGATTCGCTATAACTCCACAACAGGGTTTTATGAATCTTATAGTACTGTGGCTGGACAGACTATATCAAGTATTACTTATATCACTACAACGGCTACATTAACTACAAGCACTGCACATGGACTTACTACTGGCAACGTAGTTACTATTACTGGCGCTACCCCTGCAGCTTATAACGGCACATTTGTTATTACGGTAACTGGAACTACCACATTTACTTACACGATGGCTTCTAACCCAGGCGCAAATGCTACTGTTGTAGGTAGTTATGTAAGCGGTTCTTGGGGACAAATTGGTGGTGTAACAGGGCTTGTAGCTGGTGGGGTAGTATATGAAAATGGACAAACTATATCAAGTAACTATACAATGACTACAGGAAACAACGGTGTTACAGCAGGTCCAGTAACAGTAAATACAGGTATAGTAGTTACAATTCCAACTGGCTCACGCTGGGTAATCGTTTAAGGAAAAATTATGGCTGGCACAATAGTCGCAAATACATTAAATACTGATACTGGTATATACAGTACAAACAACGCCTATAACGGTATTGCTAAAGCATGGGTAACTTGGAATGGTTCTGCAGGTTCAGGTTCAGTTAGTAAATCATTTAATGTTAGCTCAATTACTTATTCCTCTACTGGTCAATGGGTAATTAACTTTACAACAGCAATGTCAGATGCTAATTATTCAATGGCTGCTGCGGCTGGTCGTGGCCCTACATATCCAAACTCAGGCGGTATTTTTGTAAGTTATAACTGGGATGGAACTAACGGAACTGCTCCAACGACAACATCTTGTGCAGTTAATACAGTGCGGGGAACATACAACGGTAGTGATGGTTCTTACTACAACCCATACATTATTGCTTGTGTGTTTTTTGATTAAAGGATAAATCATGGCAGGAACAATAGTCGCAGATACTTTACAAGATGGTGCTGGTAATAGCACTGCAATGGATAATGCCATTTATGGTAGCGCAAAGGCTTGGGTAAGTTTTACTGGAACAACTGGCGTAATTAGAGCCTCATACAATGTAAGTTCAATTACAAGAAATGCAGCTGGTAATTACAACATCAATTTTACTAACGCATTATCAGATGCTAATTATTCTGCTATCGGAATGTCGCAAGGTCAAAGTTCTTATCTAGCTGGAACTTGGATTGCAAACGGTACAACACCAACAGCATCAACATTTAATATATATACAGGGTCATACGCAACTCAGCCGTATGATGGAATAATTGTAAATATTGCAGTATTTAGATAATCAAAGGAAAGATAAAATGTCACAAGTAATCATTCATTCAAACGCCAACGGTGGCGTATCCGTAACAGTCCCAACTGGTGAAATCTCTGTACAAGAAGTATTGGCAAAAGACTGCCCTGCTGGTGCAATCATTGTTGATGATTCAGTTCTTCCAACTGGCGCAGATGCTCAATTCTTTGATGCTTGGGAATTGTCAGGCTCTACAATAACAGTAAACCTTGAAAAAGCCCGTGCAATCAAATTAGCCCAATACAATGCTGCTGCGGTTCAAGAAGCCCAAAAGCGACAACTCAATACTTTGGCTGGTATTGCTAACGAAGTAGCTGATGCAGACTTTACTGCTAAGTTACAAGCTGACCGTGCTGCTATTGCTGCTGCTACAACTACTGCCCAATTAGTGGCTATTTAAGGATAGATTATGTCTTTAGTTCTTGACGGGTCAAATGGCGTAACTCTTCCTTCATCTAGTAGCATTATTTTTGGAAATTCTAGTTCACAAGCACAAGCCGCTGGTTTAGGAACAAATAGTCAAACTTGGCAAAATTTAACATCTAGTCGTGCTTTAGGAACAACTTATACTAATAGTACTGGTTATCCAATAATGGTTTGTGTTTGTGCGGGAACAAGTGGTTCTGGTGGAAATCATTATTTAAATGCTTATATAAATAGTTCTTTAATTACATATCAAGTAATTTATGCGGCAGGAAACTCTACTTGTGAATTAAGTATTATTGTGCCAAACGGAGCAACATATTCTTTTGATACGACAAATAGTAGTGCTACAACTACTCTTTCGATTTGGGGAGAATTAAGATAATGAATCATTACATTACGCCTAATAATAAAAAATGGGGATTTGATGAAACTCAAATTCATTTAATACCTAAAGATGCAGTATTAATTCCCATTAATTTTACAATGGAACAAATACCTTATATTGAGCTTATTGATAATGTTCCTACATTTAATCAAGCAAAATATGATGCTGACAAAAATGCCGAGGCACAAGCAGAACAAGCCGCTGAAACTGCAAAGGCTTCTGCATTAGCTAAATTAACTGCGCTTGGTTTAACTGCTGATGAAGTAAAAGCATTGATTGGGTAAAACCCATGAATGAAATCCTAACCCAACTTCTTACTGGTAAGGATAATAAAACCCATGATATTGGTCGTTGGACTTGGTTGATTGGTTTTATTGCCATTATCTGTATTGCAGTTTATGAAGTGATGCAAGCACATCAGATTAGCCTTACTGAACTTGCCGAAGCGCTTGGCCTTGTTTCTGGGGCTGGCGGTGCTAGTGTAATGATGAAGCAAAACTCGGAGCCGCAGTGAACTTTACATATGTCAAAATTGGTCTGGCTATTGCTCTTGTACTCGGCATTTTTGGTTCTGGGTATAGGATGGGTTATTCACGATACTTGGAATACAAGGCAAGCGTTGAAGCCATTGCCAAAGCGCAAGAAGCCCACAACCAAGCAGTCGAACAACAACACCAACTAGTTAATGAAGGAATCAAAAATGAATACGAAGGTAAGCTTGCTGCTCTGCGCAATTATTATGGCAGGATGCAGCTCAACCCCAGTAGCAGTCCAATGTCCGGCATTTCCCCAGCCCCCAAAGGA